AAGATTTATTCCACAGTTTACTTTATAAAGTGTACTGCCATTCATGAAATTTTCCTGTGGGAGACAAGCTTTGCCGCCACAGACACCAGGAACAAAAATAACTAGTAAAGTCCCATTGAATAACGATAGGCTTCTAGCAGTATAGTAACTGGTGTGACTGCTTTAACGAAAGTTCCTCAGCATTCTACTCTTTATGAAGTAGTTGAGCCAAAGCCACCCGCACCACGGTCATCGCGAGGAGGCGGCAGATCATTTAGTGAATCAACAAGAACCACCTTTACGAACGGAATATAGTCCTGTGAACAAAGTTGGAAGAGAAGGCCACCCTCCGGCAGAATAAAGCCAAAGTCGCTGTGATTATCTACGCATACTAGCAGTTCACCGCGATATCCCTCGTCAATAAGACCTACTGAGTTAGCTAGACGGAGAGGGGTCTTAGAACCCGTTGATGAACGGGGGAGAATGAGGAAGGGACTGGGGCCGCTTGTTGCTGACTTGACGGCACCATAAATCTGGCTACTCAACTTAAACGCCTTGCCCTTTGTTGGTGGAATTACTGCTGCTAGAAGTGGAAGATTCACGCCTGAATCCGTTGGCCGATAGGCATTAACAACCTGCTCAAGAACAAGACGCTGCTGGGGATTCTCAGTGAAAAGATACAGAACACGGTGGGACATTTTGAAGGCTGCTACTCAAAGTAGGGGGCTTCAAATTTATTAAAATAAATTAAGACAAATTTAGACAAATTTACTACATATTCAGCGTGACCTTCGCAGCAGCCTGCTCCTTCTTACGAGCAATCGCCAAGTCGGCCTCTCCACCACCGCCAAACATATCCGTAGGCAAGGCATTCTCCTCCTTTGAGCCCGGGCCGAACTTAGGAACTGCTACCTTAGAGCCCGCCATGCGTTCACGCTTCTGCTCCTCGTAAAGAACCTCCTTCTGTGACTCATTTTGCTTGTAGTTCTTCATCAGCGTATTCAACTGGTCCTCCGCATACTCCTGGTCGGCCACTTCACTCGGCTCCGGGTCCCACGGTAGCCAGAAGCCCATCTGACCCACATAGACGTTGAAATACGGGTCAAGCTTCTGGAGCGTCTTTGCCCGAGCACCCGCCTCCGCCGCCGTATCGTAGACACCGCGTACCTTGAGGCCACGGATGCTGGTACGGAACTCATTCTTGGTGAAGAACTCCTCCTCCAACTTCTTCCGGTTCTTAAACATGTAATTCTCATAAGCCTCCTGGATGCGTGACTCCTTGAAATCACGCATGTTCTGCTTCACATAGAGGGCCAAGTCATCCGCTGCGTTCTTGGACAGGTTGGCCCGTACCTCCTGTAGGATCTTGAGACTGTTATCACGCCATTGCTTGGCGGCCTTCTCAGCATCAGGTACTGCTGATCCACTGACATCCACAACGGGAGCCCCACTCAAATCAGAGGCTGAGAGAGTCTTCTTAGCCTCCTCAAATCCGCTGTTTGCCAGAAGATCCTCCACCTTTGTTACCGCCTTTGTGACCTGTAGAATCTGGTCCATCAAGAACTTCTCAGACGCTGATACCTTGTACTCCACCTCATAATTCTCAAGGAAGCGGTTAAAGAAAAATACATCCTTACTTGCCAGAACCTTCTCCGGTGACAAAAAACTCAAGCAAACATACTTCTGACCCGGAATCTCCTTATCTGATTCTAACCACGTCTGATCTTGTGCCATTCCTGGATAGTCTAGACAAACAATCTTTAAAACCAGAACGCAGGCCTTGGATTTCCAAAAAAAAATGTCAGACCAGGATATAACAAATGGATGGTTTCTCAGTCGCCGATGTAATCCAGCGCGTAACCAAGTATCTCCTCGAGGGCCTCGCCGTTGCCGTTGCGATGGTACTCGTAATGAAGAAGAAGTCCCCGGACTATGAGGAGGTTCTCTCCGTCGCCGTCGTCGCCGCCGTCGTTTTCGGCATCCTGGACACGCTTGCTCCGTCAGTCGGTGGCTCAGCCCGTGCGGGTGCGGGCTTTGGTCTCGGTGCCAACCTGGTCGGCTTCCCGCGTATGGGTTAGATTCAACCAGAATCCCGAATTTAATATAGCCTTAATGTAAACAATGGATGCCGGAGCTGCTTTGGGTGTTTTGCTTGTAGCCGCACTTAAATGGTTTGTTGAGGGTCTAGCTGTTGGAATTGCGATGGTGCTTATATTGCGGAAGTCTTCTCCGACCACAAATGAAGTCCTGTCAGTAGCCACCACGGCTGCGTTGGTCTTTGCTGTTCTTGATACACTTGCTCCGTCTATCGGAGACTCAACTCGTAGCGGTGCGGGTTTTGGTCTGGGTGCGAACTTGGTTGGGTTTCCGCAGATGCGTTAAATAAATAGTAACTTAGTGTTGCCTTTATTTGAGACGCTCTTTTGGATATTATTAATTCGTTAAAAATTATTAATTGTCCCGTAATCCTAACATACATATAAATCATGTTAGTGTCTTAATCACATACATCTTTTCCTAAGTAACCTGATGCGACATCAAATTACTTATGAATTTCATTTTACTGGCTAAAACCGTATTGTCGGATAGCCCCTTCCCCGCAAAATCTGCTCTTGAGAACGAACACCTCCATCCGGATTCCAAGCATAAAACGCCGCCCTGCCCTCTTGTCCCGTATTTGCTTGACCCACTGCGTGACCCGGCGGAGCACCTGAAATCCAGCGGTAAGGTGTTACAAAATTATCTAGCAGAACATTCTTCTTTATTACTCTGCCATCAAGACTTGTAATTTCAAGTTCTACGTGGGGCGGAACATAGATACTTCCGAGACCAGCATAATAGCCACCAGGGACTTCATCTAAAATAATATGAAAATCGCCCATCTGTGATTCAATCTTGCCGCTCTTACTGCGAACATCATAGGCCTGCTCTTGATTGGGATGGGGGAAGCCTGAGCCGCTAAAACTTATTCCACGTGTTAGCGGTGCTGCGGCTTTCCATACTATATTTGCCGGATATCCCACATTTCCATTGACAATTATTTTGCCATTGTCAAGAAAAACAGTTGTGTTCATTGCCTCTAGCAGATACTGTGGTTTTTCTTACTATAAATCGCCGCCAGGCGTACCACGTGGTCCTGAGTAAGGGTAAGCACGGGCAATGCTGGTATCCTTAGGAGCCAGCGGCTGCCAAAACATTTCCGGGTCGCCCGCAGCACAGCTATTGAATTCCTGTGATGCGATAATAGGAAAAGAGTGGGGTAGCGGGGCCGTATTTGCGTAGGCCAAGCCCTGTGCGTCTGCTGCCTGTCCGGCCAATGAAGGGCTAAAGATACGACCCGTTCCAATTCCAGCAAAATGGCCATTAATGGTCTGGCAGCCATCATGGGTACATACACGCTTGTATAGTTCAGGGACCATAGTGTCTGAGCATTTGCCAGAACCCATCTTTGTATTTAAAACCTGGTGAATTCCCTGCATGATTGATTCAGTCTCATTGATTGTGCGTTGACGAGCATCATGCTGACCCCACACACCAGCAGCCTTAGTAGGGTAGGATTCGCAGCGGGGGCGGTAATCAGTGTAGGCCCGAGCATCGGCCATCCGAGCCGGAGCACCCTTTATGCGTGGATAACTAGTTGTGAAACAACTCATTCGGCTTCCTCTAACCTACGCACAACATTTTGCGGGCCAGCCGCTGACCGTAGGAGTTCTAGCACCTCAGACTTCTTCATTGACTTGGACACACGAAGACCACGCTCTTGGGCCAGTTCCTTCAACTGCTTGAGGGGCATGCTTTCTAGAGGGGAGCCAGTGGACTTATCATCCGCAGAGCCTCCTACAAAAAGTTTCTTAAACTGTGACTCCTCCGTCGGCTTTGCCTTATTCCAACCTTCTAGAACCTCATCCTCATTCAAATCAAGAATACCACCCGGCCGGAGGTCATCCGCCTCTTCCTCGGCCGACGGAAGATCATGGTCAAAGTCCTTTATTGTGTTCTCCACTTCACCCACCACCGACTCAGGCGGCTCAACATAGCGTTGGATACCAACAACCTTCTCTTCCTGCTCCTCGGGCTGCTCAGCAAGATCTATTTCAGGAGGTGAATCACGGAGGTTAACCTTGTTTTCATCATCTGTTACTCGGCGTTCCTGAATAGCAAACCGCAATTCATAGATAACGTTTTCAAGTACACCCAACTTACGCTGCTGAGTCTCAACCAGTGAATATAGCCAGTAGGCTACTCCTCCGAGGATCAGAAGAAAACTAGCAGTCAGCAGCAGCAGGTCCTGTGTTCCGGTGTTCATTCTTTTTAGTCAGAACAAGTTTTATCAGATAAAAGACCGCGTTCTTTCAAGATTTCACGAACACTACTCAAGGCATTTATTCCCTTACGCATTTTGTACGTGTACACGAGGCTATCTTTTTCTTCCTTATGGGCTGAAGCCTGTAAGCAAAGTGGTTGTATTATTTTTTTTTTCGCATAGGTTTCCGGCAGCCGAGTATAATGCGTAGAAATCAAGGATGCATGTTGCGGCATCGCATACAGCCGGTCTAAGAAAATACGACTTGCCTCTTCACCGTCAATAGCATTTGTGGAGTGGAAAATTTCATCCATCACCAAAAGGGCCCGGCCCTTCTCGGGGGCCAAGTTCTCCAGAATTTCTTTCGCAAACTCAATTTCGGCCTCAAAGAGGGAAAGACGACCCAATGTATCAGATGGTGACAACGCCGTGTGAATTTGCTGGAAAGGTGAAATTGTCATACGGCGGGCCCAGCAGAAGCCCATACTTTGAGCAACAATCACGTTTGCTAGAATTGCCTTGAGGCTTGTTGACTTTCCACCGCGATTAGGGCCTGTTACTAAGGCATGGAGTGACTTGGCTTCTAGCAAATCAACCGTATTGGTTACTGTTTTTGTTACGTTCAAATGGGGATGATAGAAATTCTCCAAATAAAGTCGTGTTTCAGGACCTTCCACATAGGTGGGGAAACCAATACGAGGGAGAGTAGCACATGTAATCATAACGTCTACGATGCCAATGTTGGACATCAGAGTTAGTAAAACATGGGGCCGATTCCAGGTGTAGCCAAAGACTCCAAGAGTATTTTCATTTTCTGGTAAATCCTCATTTTCCGGCAGATCCATGTATTTTTCTATGACGGGCCCAGTCATGCTAGACAACTTAGTCCAAATACCTTGAAGTTCCCAGATGAGGGCACCACGCTTACGCATATCCTGTGTGATTGTGTGAAGGTGCTGAGAAAGCGTAATTTGTTGCCAGATGCTGGAGCCAAACATGAAAACTGAAAGACCCCACTGTAGCCATTTTTGAGCAACTTGACCTGGATTTCCGCCGGTGGAAACCCATGGTGGTAAAAGTATTCCTGCTATCATATTATTTTGACCACCTTGCTGTTTTAAAATATGCTGTAAGAGTTCCCAGTATTCTGGAATACTCAAGTCGGCCTGTGTTGTCATTCGGATAATCACATAGGGAAGAACGAGAATAACAAGGGGAATAAACATAGTGATTGCTGGAAGCATCCAGACTTTCCATAGATTAGCAGTCTCCAGCCAAAGGGGGCTTTCATTCAAGAAAGAGGCAAATGATTCCTTTTCCCAGAGAATTTGGGCATAGTACTCTTTTACACGCTCATCGTCCATTTCCACTTTTTCCTCTAGAGCTTTTTCAATCTCCGCTGCTCTTTCAAGAAGCTTTACAGCTTGGGTTTTGTTCTGTGGGTTCTTACGGAAATGCTGCCGGAGTTTAAGAATAACATTTCGGCGTTTTTCTAGCATCTCAATATTATCTACAGCACCTTGGAAGTATTTTATCAGTTTTTGATGTCCCCACTGTGTCTTCGGAGCAATATCCTTGGCTAACTCTTGGAAGTTAATATCGGCTTCTACATATTTTCCCAAGACCATTCTCCTCCGCACTCATTTAAAATTTTTAAAATTGAAACCCGCCTGCTAGAATATACTTTCGCAGAGAAAATGAGCACTCTAGCAATGTCCTCATCATCAGGAATGGATTCGGAGAAAAACGGACATAAAAAAATGTCAACAAATACTACTATAGCAATGAGTGGAAGTGAAATTCCTGAAGCCCTCCTTCAGGTTCTGTCAATTCGGAGTAAACCTGGACTCGTTTGTCCGCAGGATATACGCAGTCGGATTGCTCAAATCCGTTCGCGTGTAGAGTCGTTTAGGTCCACTGGAATTGTAAGAAGGCCACTTCCTGAGGGTAGGGCAGAGTCATTTCCGTTACAGCGGGGATATCCCACAATGGGTCATGGCGGTGGAGGAGGAGGAAATGCCTTTGGTAAGCGAAATGCGGGTCGGAATGATAATACGTTTTGGAATAGAGGGCCTGCTCCATCAGCCCTGGTTCAAACACCAATCCCTCCACCTTCAGCCCAGCCCGCATGGTCAGGTCGGCCAAAGTTTACAGCGTCTGGTATTGTCCCGCCGTCTGTCCCTGTGATCGCGGCAAACCCATTTAAGTCCCTAGACTCCGAGGAGTCTGAAGAGAAGACGCCTATGGCTCCTGCGGCTCCTGTAGCAACAGGGTCTGGATATATTAAGTTCAAGAGCAAGTTCAAGAAGGATGCGTCAACTGCTGGAGAGTTAGAGGACCGTATCCTTGGCCACATTCGTGCTAAGATTAACAAGTTCTCAGCACAGAATTACAAGAAGATTCTAAACTTTCTGCGTCAGAACATGGACTCGGAAGACAAGATATTCCTTGAGCAATTTATGGCTCTTATCTTTGCTAAGGCCGCAGAGGAAGATACCTTTGTGGCTCTGTATGCTCAACTTCTAGCAGATCTGACTCCTGAATTTCCCTTTCTTAAGGGTGAAATGCAGAAGCTCTTTGCCAGTTATCTAGATGTATTTACAGACGCAGAGGGAAAGGAAGACCAGACATCCGCAGAGTACGGAAAGTTCCTAGAAGCAAATAAGCGTAAGACGCATCGGCGGGGCTACAGTCTCTTTATTGCCCAGATTGCGTCTAAGGGATTGATTACTGAAAGAGAACTGCTGGATACAACCCTGGCTGTTGCTCGTTCTCTTATTACGCATGCTCCTGCGGTTGAGGAAAAGTTGCTAGTTGAGGAGTTGGCGGATTGCTTGACAAATATTATGGGTGTAGCACATAAGTCCCTGAATGCGTTTGATGAGATGAAGGTGATGACTACAGAACTGAAGGGACTGACTGCTCGTGAACCGAATGATCTGCCCGGTCTTTCATTCAAGTCCCGCTTCGCTCTTATGGATTGCCTCGGTCTGTAAATATTATCATACTTATAATTAGAAATGTCCGCTAACGCTGCTCCTGCTGCAAATAAGCCCGCGAACTACGCTGCTCCTTCTGCAAATAAGCCCGCGAACTACGCTGCTCCTTCTGCAAATAAGCCCGCGAACACTAAATCAAAGGGCCTCTTCGGAGGTCTTTTTGGTTTCGCCAAGAAGAATGTTGGCTCCCGCTCTGCGGGTAACACGATTAGCAATGCCGCTATCGCGGCTACCCTTCAGAAGGAAGAAATGAACAAGGCTAAGCGTGCCTCCAGTTTTTTGCCTGCGTTCTTTGGCGGTAAGACGAAGGCCCAGAAGAATGCGGAGGTGGCCGAAGCGTCTCTAGTAAATGGTGCGACAGGTATAAATTCAAAGAATGTTGCGTCCCTAAATGCGTCACTGGACCCTACGTCTACGGTCCGTAGCCGCACGCGTAAGCAGCGTGGCGGTTACCGCGGTAAGACGATGCGTCTCCCGGGTGCCCGCAATGTTCTCCGCGTAACGGGCAAGACGGCCCGCAAGCTCAGTCGCGTTGGTGTCTATGGCCTCAAGAAGGTTGGTAACGGTGTCCACGTTGTCACGGGCCTCCTCGGCGGCCTTCTCAAGAAGGGTAGCAATGTAGTGCGTAAGACAATGAAGATGACACGCAGAAACCGCAAGCAATAAATCGTAAAAAGCCTAATAGTACAAATATAAATATTTTTTGTCATTTTATGATACAAAATGCTTATAAAGAAAGAAAAACTAAAAATTTGACGGCGCGGGCCAACCCTGGATAAAAGCAATTCAAGCAATAGAAGATGCCTCCTCAGAAGAAGTCAAATTCCAAGAAGCCAGTAAAGAAGAATGCTGCGGATGACGATGATAGCAGCGTTGATAGCAGGGGCAATATCCGCAATTTGATTGAATATGAGGAAGAGGATTCTGAATATGAACCCAGTGAAACTAGCGAATCTGCTGTTGCTAAGCGTGTTCGTAAGAATAATCGGGCTCCTCGTAAGAACTTAAAGGAAAAGATAAAGAAGTTTGCTCCTAAGAAGCCAGTCAAGAAGTCTTCAAAGCCGCTGGTTAAGAAGAAGAAGGTTGTCGAAGAAGAAGAGGAGGAAGAAGACGAGGTCTTGACAAAGTCTGAAGAGGAAGATGAAGATGAAGATGAAGATATGGATGAGGAGGATGAAGAGGAAGAGGATGAAGAGGAGGAAGATGAGGACGATCACAAGCACGCCAAGGCTACAATTGACTGGCTTGTTCTTGGTGAAGAGTCCGATGATCCTAATGAGCCCAAGAAGTACAAGATGAAGAAGGAGTCACCCGAAGTCCGTCGTTTCGTAGAAATTCTCCAGAAGCAGAATGAGGGTGAAGAGGAACACATTGATAACGACATCACCTACTTCAAGACTCTTACACCCGAAAAGAAGGCGGCTCTGCTAGTAAAGATGGAGAACCGCCTAGTAAAGGTCGAGCAGGCTGTTCCCCTAAAGTTTCAGATTCTAGAAAAGGCCACAACTCCCGAAATCCAAGGAGCAGCTATGTCTAAGTACCAGGCTATGACCAACATTGACCCTTCTTCCACTGAGTATTATAAGTGCAATCACTGGATAAATGGATTTATTCGCCTACCTCTTGGCATCTACAAGAATCTACCTGTTAGCGTGGACGATGGCCCCGAGAAGTGTTCTCAGTTTGTTGCCTCCGTACAGAAGTGTATGAATGACGCGATTTACGGACAGGATGAGGCTAAGCTCCAGATTCTTCAGTTTATCTCCGGCTGGATCGCAAATCCTAAGTCTGCTGGAAATGTGCTGAGTATCCATGGCCCCGCAGGTATTGGTAAGACCACTTTGGTAAAGGAGGGTATTGCGAAGGCTCTTGGTCGCCCTTTCTATTTTATTACGCTGGGTGGAGCAACAGATGCTTCCTTCTTGGATGGTCATTCTTACACTTATGAGGGATCCACATGGGGTCGTATTGCGGAGGTTCTCCATCAGAGCCAGTGTATGAATCCGGTTATCTACTTTGATGAGTTGGACAAGGTGTCAGAGACGCCCAAGGGTGAAGAAATCATCAATCTACTCATTCACTTGACGGATGGAGCACAGAATGACCATTTCCAAGATAAGTACTTTACTGGCATTGATCTTGATTTGTCACGCTGTCTCTTTATCTTTAGCCATAATGACGATGGTAAGGTAAATCCTATTCTTAAGAACCGCATGTACAATATCCGGGTCAATGGATTCAATCTCAAGGAGAAGACTGTGATTGCGGAGCAGTATTTGCTTCCCACAGCACTCAAGGAACTCAATCTGTTTGAGAAGGTATCACTTCCCACCGAAGTTATCAAGTATATCATTGAGTCTTACACGAATGGTGAACCCGGTGTTCGTGAAATGAAGCGGGCTGTACAGACAATTGTTAGCAAGATTAATCTTCTCCGCTTCTACAATGATGACAAGGCTGTTCCTTTCGCCATCAAGAACTTCAAGTTGCCGTTCACAATCACGAAGGATCACATTGATATCTTCCTCAAGAGGAAGCCGGAACTTGATCCTAGTATTTCCCACCTTTACGCGTAAATTATAAATTAAAATTCATAAAACTGTATCAAGAGATATCATCTCCTATTATAGTTTTTACTTCTGCTTTCGGGTCTGCTTTCTCGTTTGCTTTCGCTTCTGCTGGAAACCATATTTCATGTTATTCAGATTTCTAGCATATTGATCAATATGATTTTGAATATCAAGAACATATCCCAAATTAAAGTCATCCGTGTACGAAGTATTTCCATTCGTGAACTTGATAATACGTTCGCAATCCTCATCTACGGCCCTCTTAACCTTCTCCCATTGTGCAGCTACATTTTTAGGCTGGCCTGTAAGATTCAGATTCCGAAACGCCTTTTCCTTGCGGCGACAAAACAATCCTGCCTTACCCCTAGCAACAGGATTCTTGATTGTCTTATATTTGCCTGTATTAGTATTCTTAAGATTATAGAGTTCCATCCTATTTTATGCGGGAAATTAAACTGGCATCGTACCCACCATCATATCATCCGCAGAAGTTGATTCCTCCGTAAACCAGGACTTCATTGACTTCATACTATCAGTCACTGAATTTACGAGACCAGCAACTTCGGGTTCCTTCTCCTTCGTAACTTCTGAAACAGAATCCATTGCTCCTAGCAGACCTTGGAGATCAGACGACCATGCGTCAAAGCCACCCATAAACGCAAGGATTGCTGTGAAGATAGTTCCGACTGCGAATGTAATTCCACCCTCGGCAGGTGAAGGCAGATCGTTAAACTTATAACTCTTGTACCCAGCACCTACAATTAAAACAAGGATACCGCCTGTAACCGCAAGAAACGCCTGTAATTTCCAATCCATCATTAATGATTTACCTTTTTTTTCTGGCTGGTTTTACCCGCACATAAGGAAATCCGGCTATTCAAGGGTCTCAAAATCATCAACTGTGGAAGATCCGGGGTTATCCAAATCCTCTGCATCATCCTCAATGCCTCCGACTTCTTGGCCAATGTTAAGAATCTCATTATCATCCTCAGGTTCAGACGGTATTCTATCAAGAGGATTTTCTATTGATCGCATTTCACCTACACTGGGCTTTCTTTCATCAAAAACTGAGACCATTTCTGAAAACTGTACAGCAGGTTCAGTGTCAATCCTAATATTCTGGGGTTGAACAGGATCTTTAGTTACTTCATTAACTTCCTTTAACGTTATAGGAATATTCTTAACGTCAGAGGTTTCTGTAATTACAAGAGCTGGTTTTGCTGGAGGTTCATCAACCTTGACAGGCTCCTCCTTTACAGTCTCAACCACAGAAGGGAGAGGAAGAGGAAGAGGAAGAGGAACAGGAGAAGATGGAGGAGCAGGAGGCCTAGGCTCTTTAGCCGTCTCAACCGGAGGTGAAGGCGGTGCCTCTTCAGGAGTCTCATCATCCGAACCCGGCTCAGAAATGTATTCCTGTAAGATTTTCTTAATAGGAAGCATATCACGCACAGCAGCATAGATTGCCTCCTCAATGATAGCCTCTGCCTGTAGTAAATTCTTCTGGCGATCAATAGCCGGTAATTCCTCTTGGAACAAAAACGGTGCCTTCCAGAAAGACTTAGCCGTCTCCGTAAATACACGATGTAGGAAATGATCCAACTTAGGGACAGTGATTGTCAACTTCTTATTCTTCTTATTAACCCGTACAGAGGCCATAACCTTCGTATGGGCAATAAAAAGAGCAGTCATCAACTCTTCAAGATAGTCACAGCGACTAGCATCTATAAGTCTGGTCGTCTGCTCCGCAACTACATCTTGGTTCCACTTCGGAATTTCCGCAATTTTCCGCTGAAAACGAGAAAGAATTGACTGCTGGGATTCCTGCCAGAGTTCAGAACGAATACGCCGAAAAAAATCTAGAAGAGGCATGGTTAACTTATTAGACATCTGCTTTTGGTATTCAACACGAGCCTCCGAATATGTTGCTGATTCCATTATTTATTCCCCTTTTTCTTTTATGCCTTTGTTTCCGCAGATAAACCATCCAGTGCCATAAGAATTGTTTGGGACCGTGTATGAACACCTCCAGGTGTCTCCATGATTCGCCGCCATAGTTCTATTAGATTCTCCGGCAGGATAGTCAATAAACCAATTCGTGGGTCGTAACCATTTTGATTCAGTTGAATTTCCCATTCCACAATTTCTCGGAGGGATTTTCCCTTAAGAGGCGGCGGCGACAAACAAAGTTGTGACAGGGAAAAACCAGAAGTAAAGCCAAAGGCTTGAAAAAGAGCCCATCGCAGATTACCATTTGCTAGACTAGCAATAGTTTGTGCTGTGGCTAAAGGAAGAGATGGAATTCTACGTTTTAACTCATACTCAATTTCAAGACTTTGAAGCGGTGATAGTTGAACAATCTGGCAACGACTACTAATCGGGTCAGTGATTGCTGTAGCATCACGCACCTCAAAGATACAAAAGATACTAGCAGAATAAACTTCCAACATTCTACGCAGAAAAGCCTGTGCATCATCGGATAATACCTCCGCATGCTCAAACAATATATAGCGAATCACCTTGTTAGAAGAACCCGAAGAAAGCCGGATAAAATGCTTTATACTATCACGCTGTTCCCTCAAACCAGCATCCGCATAACAATTAATTACTAGAAGTTGTTCACGAGGAGCCACTAGTTTCCAGAATGTGGATTTACCGATTCCAACAGGTCCCATCCACAAAACATGGGTAGGCTTCTGCTCGGAAACTATTTTTGCCCATTTTTCCAAAGTGCTTCCATTTCCCACCAGGTCTTTGTAAGACCGCGGTGCGTGTGGATCTAACGCCAATGTATTCATTCTATCAGGGTAAAGGCGTGATGGATTTAAATCATTAGTGTTTGCGGGTAAAACGCTTTCTGTTCTTCTGTTGCTTGCGTGTTCTTCCGCCAGCCGCAACAGCTGGGGAAACCTTTGCGGCAGCCCTTGCCTTCTGAAACGCATTCAAAGCAGCCATTTCAGCAACATGAGCCGCATTTCTAGCCGCAACGGCCGCCTTTCTCTCAGGAGTATTGCCTTGAGGAATTTTTTGTACCGCATTAGCAGCTTCCTTTTTAGCCTTCAAAGCCGCATTAAGAGTTGCTCTGGTTGTTGCTACGTTATTGCTCATTTTATTTATAAAACATATTTTTATTAACGACCAGCAGCCCGCTCCGCCAGATTAATAACATAGGGATTATCATTAAGAGACTTTACAGAAGCAGCATTGAAACGGTCGCTAGACACATCTATACGAAGAGGGGCACGGTACTTTACCTGTCCAATAACTTCTGTGCCGGAAGCTGGACCATTCACACGGTAAATAGGCGGCTGTCTGTCATTGATATAATCGGAGTCTAACTTACGCATAGAGATATTCATCTGGTCCTCACCGCTGAAAATGGGGAGATTACCGTTACCGCTGATAGGCTGGCGTCCCTTGGCTACTGTCTCCATCTGTGAATAGTGACGCATGTTATATTCAGCAGCATTAACACGAGGACGCTGGCCCTCCGTCGTCGCAGCCGAGCCTGTATATTCAGAGTTTGCAGAGATATTAGCCTTCTGCGTGAATCTCATGCCGTCGGGCATTTGGAGCTGGGGCTTATTAGGCACACCCTGTAGGCTAACGTTAAGGGCCTTATCCGGCTCCGATAGAGTATTTCTGCCAGTTACCTTGGCAATATCATCCGGGTCATATACGATTAACTTAGTGGGGCCGTCGGCGGGGGCCGCAATGCCCAGCCAGTCATTATCAACGGTGGTTTCCTTGATTGTTGTACGAGCAATATCATTCGGGTCATATACAGTCATCGCTCCGGGTATACCAGCACCAGTGGCTGAGAAGTTACCAGCAGCACGAGGATTTCCAAGCATTTCCTCGTTACGGGTTGGTTTGGCCGCATCCTGGTAGCGTACAGTGGTTTCACGAGCATCAGGCTTAACGTTGAGGCCGTGGACCTTTTCACCTGTGAAGTAACGCTCATTGGGCCGGATATCAATAGCAGACTTGCCATAGTCATTCTCGGCTGACTCAACGCTGCCGAAATAATTGGTAGCATCTGCGTTACGCCAACCGAATTCGCCGTGCTGGCTGACAAGAGGGGCCTTGAATGAAGGAATCTGGTACTCCTTCTTGAAATCTGTGGATGCGGCTGTACCAAAGTGCTCCTGCGTTGTCTCAGGACGGGCCTGGTGCTTGAGTACTTCAACTGAACGCATACGTTCACGTTTATCCGTACCACCATTCGCAAAATTACGTTCACCCTTCGCATTAATATAATATGTATCAGGGTGATACTTGCGAACTTCGCCGGTTTGGCCCCGATTTGTAACAAGGGATTTGGCCGGATTTACAGTACCAGCGTACGTCAACTTGGGATTATTCGCTGTACGAATTTCATCGGTTGACCGCGGCCGAGCATAATCTAAGGATTCAGCCTGCTGGTAACCACCAGACGGCACACTTGTAAATCCTTGTGCTAAGCCCTTTCCAACCCGGATTTGTTCAAAAGGCTTCTCATTTGCTCTGTTTTGCGGCCCTACCATGCGATCCTGCATGAAATCCGTGTGTGACTCAATTCCGTAGGGATTTCCATTCGGCTCACGCTGGAGGTCAAAGAGAGGCCCTTGCTCCTGCTTATTGAACTGTGTAGAAGCAGAACCCGTGTAATTATCTAAGATACTACGATTGCCCGTATCTGTCATATTCTGCTTGACTGAACCCTTGAAGAAAGGAACCATGTTATTGTGTGAAAATTCACCGGCATCCATCTCTACACCAGTCAGAGCAGAGACGACTTTCTGGCCACGGGAGTACACGGGTGTCTCTTCTTCACCATCCATACGCTGGATCACCATCGGCTTGATACTTGTAATTGAATCTTGAGGGGCCGGTGTACCAGACTCGGGAAAAGCAA